TTAATTTCTCTAAAATTTACACCTAACCCTAAAATTTGAAAGGTGGTGTAATTAATAGGCTTACAAGTTTTATTACTCCTAACATTCATATCATAAAATGATAGTTTTATAGATTCAGAGGACTTCATATAATTATGAAAGTTACTTAAGGGATAATCATCTTTAATGTTACTTTCAGCACCTAAAGCTTTTAAAACAGAATAATACCTAGTAAACCTTTTCATATCACAAACTTTGTCATCATATTTAACGATCATCAATTTGGAAAAGAGTGTGAATGTAAATATCTGGCACATGTCTACATTCATGAGAGAATATATGTAGCTAGAATTTCTTAATGAACCATAATGTCTGAAAAGCATCCCCATTGTGCTTTTAGGATAACATGCTGCAGTAAGATTTAGGATCTCATACTGGTCATCTGTCAAGTCTAAAGTCATACTATGTCTCTTGTAATAAGGGAGCTTATAACTGATTGTAGCACCTTTACCCGGGAAATAGTTAGCTGAGACTGAATTATATATAGAAATTCTAAAATTCCTTTGCCTTTCAGTTTCAATAACATCAAGCATAATCTCTTGGGCGTTAGTCCCTAACAATATAAGGTGTATGGGATGCATGTTAAAAATTCCTCCAAATGCTAATGGTATCTCAGATAAATTCTTAGTTCTTGGTAAATGATAGAATTTCCTTATCATCTCTCCCATTGACAACATAGTTAAATAGCATTGGAAGAGTGTACCTCCATTGGAGAATAATTCAACAACTTTAGATACAACTGTGGATATATCATCTTGCCAACCATTTCCTTTGGGCTCAAAACTGACGTGACTTAAAAATTTATGTGTCATTGGAACTAATCTCTTATTGGCATACATTATGGATATCATTTCAAAAAATACTTTAGACAAAGATGATTTCTTCTTACTCAATAAGTGATTAGACAATTTTTGGAAAATCTCATATTCACCAAAAACCTTCAAATTTTTATCATAAGAATTAGATACAAAGGAGCCCCCACTATCATCACTGTGTGCAATAAGATTAACATTTACACCCTGTTTAGATGCAATTTTATCATTAAAGTATAATTGAGTGAATGCATGCAGTAGGGATGATAGATAATTATAAATCCCCATTAGAAAACTATAGGGCATAACTAATTC